TTCAACAATAGATGGTTCAACAATAGATGGTTCAACAATAGATGGTTCAACAGATGGTGGAGATTCAACAGATGATTCAACAGATGGTGGAGATTCAACAGATGGTGGAGATTCAACAGATGGTTCAACAGATGGTTCAATAGATGGTGGAGATTCAACAATAGAAGGAGCTGATACATTATCTGTATTTGATTGAGAAGATGAGCCAAAATCTTCCAAAACCTTATCACTAGATATGGTATCAGAAGATACTGAATCAGAAGCAATTTTAATATTTTCTGGACTTGAAATATTTTCTTGTGAATCATCAGGTTCAGATTCAATAGATGATTCAGATGAATTGTTACCAATACCTCCTTTTAAATCTTCAGACTCGTATTCATCTTCATCATCCTCGTCAAAAAATAAACTTAATGCACCCTTAGGTTTTTCAATTGGAAATTCAATATTTGTTCTATCATATATAACATCCTCATCTTGAATAGTAGCAACTTCTGAATTAGACGCAGATTCTTCAACAGATGAAATAATATCATTGATTGATAATTCTCCTTTATCTCCTAATGAACATAATTGAGATATTTCTGCAACAGGATACATTGTAGATGTTTTATCCTGTGTTAAACGAACCATTGTATCTAGATAAATAGGTAACGTCTGTAAATAATTTATATTATTAATATTTTCAGTTATAATTGTAATGATACCAGTTTCTTTATCAAGTGTTATAATTGTTTTAAAACCAGGATTGTTTTTAATTTTAATATCCGATTTTCTTACACCTCTCTCAACCTCTAATTCATTTGCAAATCGCATGACCATTTCAACTGCACCTTTTCGGTCTAAATCTTCTGGAAAATTTTCTAAAAGAGCCTCAATAATTTCATCTCCTCTTAATCCTTGACCAGATTTTTCCAAAATAAATGCTTCTTGACTATTAAATTTGCTATAATTAGAAACTCTTTTAAATCGTAGATCAATTGTATTGCCTCTAAATTTGTTAGTTTCATTGATGAAGATACTTGATATACAACTTCTATATGCATCTAAATCAAGAGGTTTTTTAATATAAATTTGTGTTTCATATGTTAATTGTTTAATTTCAATATTCTCATCATTTAAACTTTCAAAACTATCTAATTTATATCCACTTTGTTCCAAAACAATTTTAATTTCTTGTATTAATGGATTTATAGCATCTTTGAACATGTCATTAATTTCATCTACACTAACAATATTTTTAAAATCAGTGCTAATAGTTATATATCCTTCTTCATCAAACTCACAGACAAATGCTTGTTCTCCTACTTCAATATAAACTCCAACAGATTTATTGCGTGCAATATTTTTCATTAACTTAAAAATAGAAGCTTTTTTAAGAAATGGTATTTTTCTGCCATCTGTTGCTATTTTTTCAGTAAAAAGTCTGTACACATTTTCTTGTCTAGAAGAAGGGTTGTATTTAATTAATGGATTTTCTTTTGTAGCATGTATAATTTTAAAAATAATTTCCAATGGTATTTTAATATCAAACTGAGGTCTTATGACAGCTTTTATGAATTTTATACCCTTTTTAACATAATTCAATTCAGTTTTTCTTAGTTTATAAATATTGTAAAACATATCAATTGTTTTAAATGATTCTAAAAGACGTTCATTCAATATTTTTTTTTTGTTTTCAATTAATTTACTTCTCTCTTCACTCAAATCTGACAAATTATTTATATTTTTATTATATAAAAAAGGATAATAAATCTTAATAGTTGATTCTTCAGAAATATCTTTTGATGCAACAAAAGAGAGAACATCTTCTGCAAGACATAAATAAATACTATCACCAAAGAGTTCTCCACTATTAAGTAATAAATGATTATTAAGAGTTGATAAAGATTTTCTTGCTGATTTTTCTAAAAATTTGTCATAATCATCAACATCAAATGGATTGCAAACAAAAGGATATTCATTTTCAACAATAAAAAATTTTTGACCAAGAACTTTATTTACAATATATTTTTTATTATCAAATTTCATTTGAAAAATATCATCAAATGTATAAATTTCCTTTTCTTTAGGATTTTCTAATGGAACACTATTTTCATCACTAACAATATTTGAAATAAACTGATCTAATCTTAATTTTGTCAATTGTAATTTTCCATTTTGAGTTAGAGATTGGTAAACTGCAACTGCGTTGAGAGTCTCAATTTTTTGACAAAATAAATATATTTCTTCAATAGAAACATCACGTTTTAGTTCATTTAGTATTTTAATTTTAATAGTTGCAATAGAATCATCGAAATTAATTTGTTGTTCTGAAAATACTACTGAAATTGAAGTAGATTTTATTTGCGATATTTCTTCAGGAGTAAAAATTCTCTCAAAAGACTGCTCTTCATTTTCTGAAGCTATTTTTCCATTAAAAATATATATAGTATTAACCTCACCATTTACTATTTGTTTAATTTTGTATATTTTTTGATCTAAAGTAGTAGTTTCTTGTGACATATATATAAAGCTATTATTATTTTAATTTAATTATCTTAAACAAATTAAAATATACAACTCTATAAATAAAATTTTTAAATATATTTTTAAACTAAATCATAATATGGGTTATCATTTATGGTCATACCACAATATTCCTGTGGATTTTTTTTATAATCTATTGGATTATAAATTCCTCCTTCTTTTGCATTTTGTAATAAAAATTTAAAATTTTGCCAAAACTCTTGTTTATGACCAATAGATTCTGTCATAATATGTGATAATTCATGTAGTGCAACAAAAGTTAGAGTATTAATATCTATAAGACGATTACCTTGTTTAGTAGTATTCAAACAGAAAGCCAGTTTCTCTCCTTTGTTTTCACTAAACGCAGTTAATTCAGAAGTTGGTAATGTTTCATTTATTACCTTAGGATTGAATCCGTCTACAAGACGTTTTGTGCGTGGATCTTCAGGATGTTTCTTTTGCATATAAAGAACCATATCTTTCATTTTTTGTGTAACATCTGCTAAAAGATTTGCTGCTAATTCTAGTTTCTCTCTTTCTCTTACGCAATAACGATTACCATCTTTTGACGCAATGATACATTTTAATTGATAGGTATCTGATTGATAATATATGACTAAACAAAAGAAAAGTATGAATGATATAAATATATAAAAAAATATACTATGTTTTTCCATACAATATCTTTAGAAAAGGTATTATAAAAATATAATTAATTATATGTTTATAAAAATATATTCAATGGTGCTTATGAAAGATTAGAAAAAATTAGTTTCAATCAATAAACTATAAACTATAAATAAAGAAGACATATAAATAATTTTTATATAATTGACACTATATAAACATTGGAGTCTGAAAAGTAAAATATAAATAAATTACATATAATTTATCTTTAAAATTTCTTTCCATTTTAAATAACAATTAGCAAATAAATTAAAAGATAAAAAAACAAAAAATAAAAAAATGTAATAATAAATTTTAAAAATATAAAATACAAAAAATATAAATAATGATAAATAAAATAAATTACGTTTAATATAAAGCTCAAGACATATTCCATATAAAGCTATATTCCCTATCTTATTATTTATACTAAGTAGCTCTTCAATAAAACCAGGAATCAATAAAATATAAAACATATATAAATTATCATTGTATATGTTTTTAAATATTTTTTATATTGTTAAGAATGCTTATTGACCACCAGAGCCAATTTCTAAAGGTGGTCTCATGAAATCCGGTTCTATAGTTGATAAATTCCAGGGTCCCACTGACAATTGTGGATTTGGTGGCTCAGAACGAATTTGCAAGTTAGCATTTCTCAAACTTTGTCCAATTGTATCAATACCAATATGATAACCAGCCTTGAGCAAGTTGACATTGGCAAGCTCTCCCTTACCAGAAGGATTCAATTCAGACCATTGGTTATTAGTACCCCTTGGTAGAAGCTCGGCAGGATTTTGAATATTGGGATTAGAGCATGAAGATGGTAGACCAGGCATACTGGTTTGAACACCATTAGCAGAAGCGAAGACTTCATTGCCATTAGGGTCAGAAGCACGAACAGCAGTACTATCCTGAACATTTGTATTTCTGTATTGTTGTTGCATTTGAGTATTAGACTCAGAACCAGGTCTTCCCTTAACACCTAAATAATTTGCAAACATACTTACGCCATAGGCAACAATTAATAAAACCAATATGGCTCCAATTCCATAGTCATTCCATAGTTTCTTTAAAGAGACACTCATTATATAAAATTAATGATAAAATAATTTTCAAAATACATATTAATTATTCTAAAGAATTTGTCTAAAAACCTTCTAATTCGCTTTCTGAAACTTCATCAATTTCGGCATCAAAATCACTATCACTATCAACCAAACTTTCTATCATATAAGTTTTCTTAATATTCTTTGCCTCTAAATAAGCAATAATAGCATTCTTTTTTGCCATTTTTGCTTTATTTCTAGCTTCCTTATATAATTCAAAATAAACCTGATTTGGTTTTTTTAAATGTATTGGCATAGATACATCTAAATTATTTTCTAAATATGTATCAATATTATCAACTTCCCTTAAATCGTCATTGCTTTCCTCAATATTTTCTTCTAGTTCTTCAATTTCCAAAGAAATATCTTCTTTATTTTCATCTAATTCTTTTTTTTCCTCTAATTCTTTTTTTTCCTCAAATGCTTCTAAATCATTTATTTCTTCTAAATCATTTTTTAAATTATTTTTATCAATAGAATGTTCTATATTGTGAGAGTTTTTAACATTTATTTCTTCATCAATTAAAAGTTCATCTAACTTAATATCTTGTTCTAAAGATATTTTATTAATAGTGTTGATATTTTGCGATTTAACTGAATTATCAGTTTTAATTAAACAATTATCAAATAATGGCTCATTATCCAATACCATGATCTGTTTAAGTTCTATTTCAATTTGAAAGTTTCTTGTTGTAAATTTTATACCTTGTATTTCTAAAATAGAAATAATATTGGTTTCATTTGTAACATCACTCATAGTTAAAGGAATTTGTTTTTCATTATAAATTTTAATTAATGGTATATTGTTATGATTGTTCTTAACATTTGTTCTTAGCAAATATAGTTTTCCAGATTTATATACTCGAATAGTTGAATTAAAAGCGGACTCTATATCACTTTCTTCTAAACCATTTTGAAACCATGTATCTTTTCTCTCAAAAATTAAACTTTGACATTTTGTTTCTAAATTTTCAAACCATTGTATGAGTGTTTCTGCATTTTTATCAAACATCAAATCAATGTAATATTTTTTACCCGTTTTTATAAACCCTTGTTTGGATTGACCTTTAGTAGTTTGAATATACAATGGTTTTTTGTTGTATTCTATTTTAGTAAAATATGCACCACCTTGAATTCCAATAGGATGTGCTAAAGATAATTTAAAAAAATCAAATGTTTCATTTGGTTCAACAATATTCTCCATATTATTGAAAATACAGAAAAATATAAAAATATGAACACGCACAAAATTAATAATATTTATATTTTGGATAATTATATGAAAGATTCATTAATTCAACAATGTTTAGACATATTAAAGAGAGATGATATTAAAAATGAGCTAAATTTATTGTCTAACTCTGTAATCAATTATATTTTACATGAAATTAAACCATTTATTTCTATAGCAATTATATTTATTATAACAATGTTCATCATGAATTTAGCTATTATAATTATGTTAGTATTATTATTACGTAATAAACAAACAATGTCAAAATTAATATAAAGTATGTATTTAGGCAAGTTTATTTTTATATCATTATCTTCATTTATATTTATTTCTCATGAAATAATATAAATGGCAAGAAAACATAGTCGCGGACATAGCCGTAAACATAGTCGTAAACATAGCCGTAAACATGGCCATAGACATAGGCAAAGAGGTGGTAACTATTCAAGTGCATCTACTTATGGTATGTATGTGAATGGGACTGGACCTGCACAATTTGAGAGAACTTTTTCTACATCAGGTGGATATGCAAATCGTGTTGGGTCTGAATACGTTGGTGCTCAAGGTCAATGGTCTACACAACCAAATACTCCTTCTGCAGAAAATCTTTCATTAATTCAATCTGCTGGTAAAAGAAGAGGAAGAGGTGGATTTGTTGGTCCTATTTTAAGTCAAGCAGCTGTTCCAGCTACTCTTCTAGCATTACAACAAACTTATAGACGCAAGAACAATTGTTTTAATAAAACTTTTAGAAATAATAAATTTATCCGTAATCTTTATTAAGTAAATTGTTAAAATTATATAAATATTATTTATAATAATATTTATAAATGAGTTTTGAAAATCAAATACAACAATGGGTTTCGCTTGACAATCAATTGAAACAAATGAATGAAAAAGTAAAGGAAATCAGAGAAAAAAGAAATACATTAGAGAAAAATATAACAAATTATGCTTCTTCAAATAATCTCTCAAATTCAACTATTCAAATAAGCGATGGTAAACTAAAATTTGCAAATACAAGAGTGCCAGAACCAATTACCTTTAAATATTTAGAAAATACATTAGGAGAGATTATAAAAAATGAATCACAAGTAAAATTAATTATGGAATATATAAAAAATAAAAGAAATATTAAAATTGTTCCAGAAATAAAGCGCTTTTCTATTAATTAATTAATATATAAATAAATTATATGACAGACGTGACAACACAAAAAGATATACATATTGATTCTAAAGAATTAGTATTTAATAAAAATAATGATATTCAATCAGGTGGTTTTAGTGTAACTGATATAATGAATAAAGCAGGAATTTCTCCTATTATGACAATGAACGTAAATAATGACGTACAATCAGGTGGAACATCTGATAAAGTTTCCGATTTATTTCAACATTTAGCTGTTCCTAGTTGGGCAACTATGTATAATATACATGGTGGTGAATATAAAAGAAAAGGTTGGAAAGGTGATGATAAAAGTGATAGCGATAGTGATAATAGTGATATAGATGATGATTTACATGATAAGTTATTAGAACTTGTGAGAGAACATGAAAATAAATTAAAATCAAAACCAAAAAAATCTAAAAGAAATAAAAAAAATGAAAAAAATAATACTACAAAAAAAATAAAAAAAATAAAAAAGTAGAATATATAAATTCATGGAAGACTATGATTATTCAATGATAAAACAAATAAATGATAACGAATGTTTTATTTGTTTCGAAATACAAAAGGAACAAGAAATTCCTATTAATTTAAAACATCAAACACATTTTTTAAAATTTTGTCAATGTGATGGATGGATACATTATAGTTGTCTAAAAATATGGTTCAATAACAATGAAAAATGCCCAATATGTAGAACTATGATGTTACAAAATATTTCCTTAGAAATAGAATATATATTTTTTATATATTATTATTTCTATATTATCAAAAAAATAGTAAGTACAACTATAATCAATATAGTAAGATTTAGAAATGTTATTATTTTTTGTATATTAATTTCTAATATTATAAATATTGTTTCTAATTGTTGTAAATATTATGATAATTACATTTACGAATATACATATTATTATAGTTTTCCACCAGATAATTATTATATTGAAGCATCATAAAATATAATTACTTAATAAATAATTAAATTTCACACAATTAAATTTCACCCAATTAAATTTCACACAATTAAATTTCACCCCAAATATTGTAATTAAATGGTGACAATAATATTTGATCAATTCTATTCTTCCAGAAATCTACCCTCTTTTGAAATATTCTATCTTTTGCTGTTTCTGGAAATGGAGAAGATGTTTTCATTAATTCCTCTTCTTCTTCTCTTATTTTTGGTTTAAAACCAAAGCAATTTACTCCAAACCTCACTCTTGGATTTGCAATATATCCACCATTTATACCTGGACGACCGCAATCATTTTCATGACCTTTTATAGTTTGCAATTTTTCATATGTTTGTGGTTGTGTTGGAAAATATATTTTTTGATCAGCAGACCATCCATAGTTACACCATTCAGCACCATTTTTATAAGCATCTTCTATTTGATTATATGTTGCTAATTCTGAATCATATGCTTTACACAATGCCCTTGCATTTTCATAATTATAATAGTTTCCAGGAATATTAAAAACTTGTCTTTTTAATCTTAGTTTAGAACCAAAATCAGTAGTAGGTTCAGTAGTTGTAGTGGTAACTTCTTCTCCTGGCATAGTAGTATGGTCTACAACAATGTCAACTTGTGTTTCTGGTGAAAATAACCCTGTAATATAAGCAGTTAAATTAATACTAAAAAAATATTGAAAAGCATTTACTAAAATTAATACGATAAGAATAACAATAATAATAATTCCCATTATAGAAGAACCATAACTAGAACCATAACTAGAACCCGATACTGAAAATCCTTGATTGTTTCCTAAAGATGATGAAAACACATAATATGTTACAATAATTAATAATATTATAACAAAAATCATAGGATTCATGATTAACCCATTTAAATAATTATACATATTTACAGGGTCAGTTGTTGTTGTTGTGCTTACTACTTCCATTTATAATATATAAATAGTTAAAATAATATATTATAAATAGTTAATTAGTTCAAATTTTTAAATGAATCAAATAATTTTAAAATATATTATTTAAATGAATGAAATAATATTTAAAAAAATGGTTTACATTTGCTTTTTTCTATAAAATAAAACGTATGCTTTCGGAGAAATAATTGAGTCAATATTATCTACTTCTGAAACACTTGTATCATTAAAATGATACCATTTACCATTTGCATTTTTAACATAAGCTGTATAATGACCACCCATCACACTACCACTATGATTACATACGCCATAAAGGTCATATTTATAACTTTCACTTTTATAACCTATTACATATTCAGACAAATCTAAATTATCAACTGGAAATGTAATAAAAATCTGATTTTTAATGGACCTATTATTAAATCTTTTAAAATCAATAACCAAAATATTTGGAAATGACCAAAATTGAATTTTTTTTCTTATATCAACTTTTGAATTTTTATCTTCATTATACCACGCATTTTCTCCTTTTAAAACTTCGCCTTCTACATAATGGTTAAAACAATCTATTAAAGTCGGAGACTTGTTATTTGGAGGTATTGGTAAATCAATCATAAAATAAGGTTCAGGTGTTATTTTATATTGTTCTCCAGAAGATAAATCAGTTATTTCAGAAATATGTACAGCATAAAATAAATTCCATATTTCAGAATATTCTTTAGAATACATATTTTTAATCATTTCAAAACATTTGATAGCAACTACATCTGTTTGATTTTGTGATTCTCCTGAAATAGTCATCTTTATTTCTCTTGAAATTGAATTATGAAAGCAATCTATTAAAAATAATAAAAACTCTGGCAAATCATTTTGTGAATATCCAGTAAACATTTCAATACCTTTTAATTGAGATACTTTTTGAATAGTTTTTATATATTTACCAGGTGATATTATGCAATTAGAGTTCCACATTATTTTTCTTAAATTATCCCACTCAATTAATAATGCAGAATCACATTTATTTTTAATTTTTTTCTTATATTTATCTTCTTCTAAAATATAATTTAATTCATATGTGTGTGAAAGAACTTGCATACATGAATTTATGAAACAAGTATTACCTAGATTAGCTAGACCACTTAATCCCCTTTCTTTGTATTTTTCAAAATTCATTATTATAATAATAATATTATAGTAATATATTTAAACAGATTTATTATATATTATAATATATGAGTCGGAATTTTAGTAGTTCTTATAATATAAGTAATGAACATATTTTTTTAATAGATATTTTAAAACGAATGTATAATGATAATATTCATCAAATAAATAATATGATTAATTCTATCAATAACATAAGAAATACGAATAATCAAATAAGAAATATACTTTTAAATATATTATTTAATCCAAACATATCTAATAATTCAAATAGAAATTATGAGACTCCTAGAAATAATAGTAGTAATCAACGTGAAAATACTGAAAGAGAGAATTTTGGAAGAGTTATTTTGGATAATGTTCCTTATGTAATTGATAGTATTCAACAATATACATTACCTTTTACTGATTCTGTCAGAAATAGAAATACTTCTGAAAATAGAAATAATAATTTAACGAGTCTTATACAAAATTTTTTTCAACCGGTTGAAGTATATCCTACACAATCACAAATTGAAATAGCAACTAGAAATGTAAGATATTGTGATATTTTAAATCCAGTAAATAGATCTTGTCCTATTACTTTAGATACTTTTACCGATTCAGATATGGTAACTATTATTAGATTTTGTGGACATGTATTTAGGCAAGATCAATTAAATATATGGTTTAGGTCTAATTGTCGCTGTCCTGTATGTAGATATGATATTCGAACCTATAATTCAAATAATCCATCATCTATGTTTGAATCTTCAAATTCTGTTGATTCATCTAATAATTCAATAAATGAAAATATTTCTTCACAACCAAATGAAGAGAGAAATATTCCAGAACAATCTACAGCTTCTACAATAACTTCTTATTTAGATTTATTTATAGATAATACATTGAATGATTTTTCAAATATAAATGATCCTACAGCATTGTATGAATTATTACGTGCTTTACAAAATCAAAGACGATAATATATATAAATATAATATAAAGATATACAAATAATATTTATAATCACTATGATACTTCGTAATAGAAGAACCATTATTAGAGATCATGAAAAGTATAATGAAAAAAAAAATGAAGTAGATGATTCTGAAGTAGATGATTCTGATATAGATGATTCTGAAATATTTTATAAAAATAAAATTACAGAAGAATATATCAAATATATTTACAAAGGATTTTTATTTTGTTTTGAGTATACATACAAAGGCATTAAAATATTCATAAAAGTATCTGGAATTTATATAGTTTGGATTTTTCTGCACTATATTGCATCACATTTATATGTTAAGTTATGTGTACCTAATACAATTATTGGTTTTTTAATGTCGCCATTCATGACAGCAACACCTCATTGTCAAGGTCTTAGATGGATTGTTTATAATGCATCTAATATGATTAATAATATGTGGCTAATATTAGGAAGTTGGATTTGTTCACTATTATTAATTATGAATAGAGATGGATCTTCTCCCACATCTATACCAGTTCATATATCTCCAAGTTAGATGAAAAATAATTTATAAAAAGACTTAAAGGTAATACATATTATATATTATATTATAATGACTGATTGTAAGAGATATGGAAAAAAATGGACTATTCCTGAAGTTTTGAATCTTCAGAGAGAACATGAGCTTTTGAAGTTAAGTGTAGAAGAGATTGCTAGTAGACATCAGAGGTCTGTTGATTCTATTTTGTTTAAAATTGATGCTGAGGGATTAATGCCTTGTATTGGATATTCTAATGTATATAAAATACCTACCTTGACAAAAATAGATGATGCAAAAGCAAAAGAATTATTATTAGAAAAAGAATTTGATGAGATTTTATCTTATACAGATTCTTCTTCTAATGATGACAATCTTTCTGAGTATAATAGTGATGACGAAATATGTGTGGATTGTAATATTAATACACTTTCAGACCGCGTTTGGAGTTTGGAAACCAGCGTTGAAGAGATTAACACTATGGTGAAGCAGATGTTTGATCAAATGACTGCCCAAAAGAAGATAAAGAAGCGAGCACCTTTGAGAAAAGGTGGAGCCAAAATAAATACCCTTTAAAAAATATGGAAGAATATTATTAAAATATGATTAAAAAATTTATAATCATATTTTTTTATTTATTTATTAAAATACTTTTTTAATCAACCTCATCAATATTTAATAAAGGTGATAAGGAAAATGTCATTACACCTTTGGCACCATCTACCACTTCTTCTAATTCACTATATACGCAATCAAATTTATCATCCCAATCCAACCAAGAATATTCGCCTTGTGAACAAGGTCTAGAGCGAAATTTACCAATAAGTACTACACATTTCAGATTTTTATTATCATCCCATAATTTTCTCTCTTCACCACATAACATTGCATTCATATGCCATTCACCTACACTACTATGCAAGACAACTTTCTCTCTAGGGTTTATTTTTATATATTGTAAAACATTCGAACTATCAACCCATGAATCAATCATGAGAGGCAAATCAGTATTGTTAACAAAATGAATATATTTAATTTCTTTGCAAGGCATTTAAGAGTTCTATTTATGCATTCTATCATTATTTCATTTTTATAATCAATTTTTTATAAAATACTAATTCAATAAAAAATTTATACATATTGAATATATCTTCTAATTATTAAATGTAAATTATTTTTTTCCAAAGAATTTTGTGACACTTTGCATTCCAGATTTTTCATTATTTGTCTCTCGTAAATACTCATCAAAGAGAAGAACTTTTATTTCTTTACAACGCATAGCCTCTAATTTTTCTTCAAATTTATCCTTATTATCACAATGTTCTTTACGTAAAGCTTCAACTGATTTTTTAAAATCTCTAATCTTAGGAATCTTTTTATTCATTTGCCAAATCTTTTCCAAAACTAAAGCAAATACTTGTTGCACAGGTTTCATTATTTGATTTGTAATATAAAATGAATAATCAATTTTAAGATTATTTTCTGTAATAAACGTTGGAGTTTCTATTTTCTCTCCTTGAAGCGCTTTTTTATCTTTTGAAGCTATATATACAAATGGAATTCTATCTCCTGGACCTGGCTTATTACCAGGATCTCTTGCAGTCATCCTATCTGCTAAAACTTTATGTGCTATTCCATTTGGATTTTTATATCCTGAACGTAAAGATTTTGTAATAATTAATTTTTCCATTGGATATTTTTCTTCTACAATATTCTTAAGACATGACCTCAAGAAATCAATTGCCTCTTGAATATTCTGCTTCTTCATTAAAATGTCAATAATTCCTCCATAAATATCTTTTACGATCGGTGCATTATCGCGACGTTTTAATACAATTCCCATCTCCTTTCTTTTGCACTTGTTAGGATCCGTTTCATAAAGCATACCTACATATCGCTTCTTGGATAGTAAACAAAATGGCATAAATGTTTTCTCATATTCAAAATCATGTGGTCCTTTTAAAAATTTTGCTGAAACATCTCCTACTTGTTGTGCTAGTTCAATTGTAATTTCTAATGCTTTTTTCCCGCGAATAGGAGTTCCATCTATTTCTTGTAGATTGAATGTATAAAATACAGAATCAGTATCTCCATATATATATTCAGCTTTTGTTACAACTTTTCCATAATTTGTAGTATCGCATATTTTGTCTCCATAACATTCTTCAATAATTCGTTTGCCATAAGTTAGAAGTTTTCGCCCAGTTGCAGTAGTGCATGCAGCAATATCTTTTTCATAAAAGGTACTTGTTTTTGCACCACATTGTCCATAAAGTGAATTAGCAGTGACTTTATAACCAAGCTGACGCTGGTCTAATACATTTTTCATGAATTCATCTTTTTCTTGAGGAATTAATTTTCTTGTATCTTTACGCGCTTTTAAAAGCTCTTTTAAAATAGAAGGCATAATTCCAACACCTTCCCCATCAACTTGTGGCTGTACAAACCGACACATTTTGTAACCATTAAGCACTTTTTCTGCTGCAGCCTTTGGATTTTTACGAACATATTTGTATGTATCATAATTGACATCTACATATTCGTAACCTGGTAGATTATCATAAATGTAATTTCCAGATTTATCTTTTTCACCCCATTCTTCTACCAAATTACCGGCTAAATCATATTCTCTTGTCCATACCTTAGTATCATGTGAAAGATTTTCGCTAATCATTGAACTTGGATACAATGATGCATAATCATTACATGCTACAGGGTTGTCTAAATATAAATCACACTTTGGATCTAAAACAATAGCACCCTCATAACCTTCATCTAATCCACCCTTTTCGATAACAGGCATCAAAGTACGTTTTTCCCTGCATTTTTTGGCTACATAACTTGTCAGCTTAATTCCTTGACCACGCATAACAAGGAAATTAATTGGAACACTGCAAATTTTTGCCATCTCAATAAATCCAGTCAATATATCTGATTTATTAAATAAATAATGCACTAAGTTACAATCTTGTATACAATATTTGGCAATTACAGCCCTATCATCTGCTGTACCATTTGTCATGCGGAAAATGTCTTTTGGCGTAACATCATCCTTTGCCAAACACCATCTTACTTTTTTAGAAGTCATATCTGGCTCAATAAAACCTTCTACTATAAATTTACCTCCAGTTTTATCTACATCTTTTACTATAAATTTTGCACCATCTGAGTAATAATCTACTGAATGACCGATTTCTTCAAAATGCACATAACTACCAACCAATAGTCCAGTCATGTTGCCAGTTTTAATAACACTTGATTTGTCTTCAATATAATCAATGGATTTAACAAAATCACCAATAAAATTACCTGCAACATAGTCAAGTTTATATGATATTAAATTGGCTTCACGTCTATAAAAGTTATATAAATCAACTTGTAGACGACCATTTATTTTGATAAATCGTAAATCATGTTGACCACTTGCAATCTGCAATGTGCTTTCCTCTATTTTATATTTTCCTGTTTCAAAACCTCTTTCATCTTTAATAGGAGTAGCACAAATTTCATCTTTATTACGAGATAATTTTAAGAAATCTTCAACACAATTATTTTCTTCTGCTCTTCTAAACATAAATTCATAATCAAAACCAAATATATTATATCCAATAATAATATCTGGGTTTTCTCGTTGAACTAATTGTTGCCATGCAAGTAGAACTTCTTTTTCTGTAGAATAACTTTCTACTACAGAATTTTCTATTTTAGAGCATGTATTTAGTGCAATGCAATGATTAAAGTAAGGTTCTTGGTCACCATACTTCATGAAAGTAGATCCAATAAATGTACACTTATCACCTTCTAATTTAGGAAATACTTTTTTTAAAGACTCATTAAGCTCATTCAGCTTACCTTCACGTTCAAATTTTTTGTCACATAGAATATCTGAAATAGTTGCTTTTTTGTCTGTATATTGCTTGATGTGATTATTGGTTTCATTATCATCATCTTCGTCAATTCCCATTTTCTCAAATAAATGCTCTATGGATATATCTGAATTATTTTGGTCATCTGCTTTCAAATTACGAACAGGTTCTGCTAACCATTTTTCACAAAGATCTTTTATTATTTCTTTAGATTCAGGACATACCTTTGGATATACTAAATCAATTTGACTCATTTTTTCATAACCAAATGCTGATAATATAATACGTCGTAGTATGTTTTTACAAAGCTCATGAGTCATATCCATTTTTAAACTCTCAAAATATTCTACAATATTGGTAGCTAATTTCTTATAAGTTTTAATAGGAACTGGAAAATCTCCATGACTACTACTAGCCTCAATATCAAAACTCATAATTTTATAAGGAACTCTTGTCTCTTTTTCATTCAGAGGGATAATATCTTTATAATATGTTTTAATAACATAATCACAATTCACTTTACTATAAATAGAAACATCAATTCCATTTTTTTTTGGAACTGCAACCCATCCAGAAGGGCTTATATCACGAATGTGAAAGAAACGCAAAAGTGGTGGAATATTAGCCTCATATAATATAATATTTGTATTAAGAAATTTATAACCATTTTTTAATAATATATGACCTGAATTATAATTAGAATACCACAAATTTTTAGCCTTATTGAATGCAGATAAATTTGCAAATTCTAAAAGAATAAATTTATGTTCTTTACCACCATCAAAACCATATAATTTTTTTCTTTTAATTATTTTACATTTAGTTATGGAGTCTTGATAATAAGTACCTATTTTTTCTTTCAAATGAGCTAAAAACTGATCCTTCATTTGTATGGTCCATTTATCATTCACCATGATATAGAAGAAAGGTTTGAACCCCTCTGCAGTTAAAGAATATGTTTTTCCTAATTCATCTACACCAAACATTTGAATAACAAAACAAGAATTATCAGTTCTTTTTATATTAGAATCATCATCTGAAGAAGACTGCGATTCATTATAAACATTAAAGTCGAAGAGTCTTAAAACGTATTCCATTTGTTTATTATTATAATTTATGTTTATTTCATTTAATTTTATTCAATTTTTATTTAAATGAAAACAATAAATTATTTATATATTATATAAACTACATAATGATATTAGAATTATTTAATAAAGTTACAAAAATATATAATAAATTAAAAAATACTACTGGGGGAAAAAATGCTGATTATATTCCGGAATTAGAAAAAGTAAATCCAAAATTATATGCAATATCTATTTATACTATTGATGGACAACAATTCAATATTGGAGATTTTAACCATGAATTTGCAATAGAATCTTGTTCAAAAGTATTTACATTAGCATTAGCATTAAAAAAATATGGTATTCAAAATTTAAAAAAAAAGATTGGAACATTTAGTTCTAAGCAAAAGTTTGATTCTATTTGCGCAGTAGATACAATGCCAAATCATACTATTAATTCTTTTGATAATGCAGGTGCTATGGCAACTACAAGTTTATTATATAAACCTAACAAGAGAGAATATATTGATGATATTGTTGATAATATGAGTGAATATGCTGGAAGAAAATTGCATGTAAATTATAAAATATATAAATCAGAGATTTCTAATATAGATCACAATTTAGCTATAGCTTATTTATTAAAATCATATGGACGCTTCTATAATGATATTGAAACATGTGTAGATGTTTATACTCGTCAATGTTCGGTAATGGTTACTAGTCAAGATGTTGCTTTAATGGCATGCACATTAGCAAATGGTGGTGTAAATCCAAAAACAGGAGGTAGACCTATTAGTAAAAAAGATGTAAAATATATAATAGACCATATGTGTTTAGATGGATTATACAATGATACTGATGCTTATATGAAAGAAGTTGGTTTGCCTACAAAAAGTGGTGTGGGAGGAATTTTATTAATCGTTTTGCCAGGTATTATGGGAATATCCATAATATCACCTCCATTAAATGAAAATGGAAATAGTTTTAAAGGTATGAAAACAGCTAAGGAAATATCTAAAATAATATAAATTAAAATTAATTAAAATTAATATAAAATAATCATCATATTATATTAATTCAAATAATTTAAATAATTTATTTTGTTTCATAATAGGCAGAAATTAAGAATGCAATACCAATTATAATACTAATATAACCTGTAAAATATTCAATTGCTTTATTACTTACAGCATACTTTTTATTTGTAATTATTTTTGAACCTAAAGAACTACCTAATGTAACAGTAACACAAAGAATCAATGCAAGAGGCCAATTAATTAAACCAGATTTATAAAATTCAAAGAAAGAACCAATAGATATTGGGAATACATTTAAAACCATTAAGGCACCTAAATTACTTTTATAATCTCCTATACTTAAGGCATTCAGAATTAGTAAAATTAAACCTACTGGGTTGAAACTAGTTGTACCTAGACAAAAACCAGATATTATACCAAAAAATATATAAATAAAATAATCCAACATATATTATAGTATAATATATATTTTTATAAAATTTTAATTATTTTCTACCATATTTGCAATGTTGTTTTTGAGAGAATCCTTTGGGTCTATTACAATTTATACTGCGTTTATATTTGAGTGACCATTTTCCACCTCTTTTATTTGTTTTATTATTTTTCTGTGTGTTATTGTGATTGTTATTGTGATTTTTTCGTGTGTTATTATTGTTATGTTTATTTGTTTTATTATGCATTTTTTCACCACATTTTAAATGAATCCATTCCATGAATGAATCAATAGTTCTATCTTTTTTTTTAATATTTGAATCTTCATAATTTTCAGAGAATAATCCTCCATTTGTAATAAATCTCATTGTAGGAAAACTATTAGGTTGAGTTTTTAAATTTTTTAATTTGCTAGCTAATTTATTATCAATTGCAGCAATTACAATGTCTTCTCTTTGTAACATTTTTGGAGATAGTACATTTTTGATTTTAGACCATTCTGGACGTGTAGCATTACATGGACCACATCCTTCCATAAAAATTAATATAAATATTTTATTTTTTTTATTACCAAGATATGAGTCTAATTTTTTAACCATATTACATTCACCATTCATACAATTTTTTTGATCAATATGTATAAAAACCATTATATTATAATAAATAGAAAATAAATTATTATAACATTTTATCTTACAATTTTATCCTTGTATAATATAATGACATTACTAACCTTTTTATTAATCGTTTTATTTTTAATAGGTTTATATTTTTACACAAAAGGAAATGATTTAACATATAATTTATCAGAGGGATTCAAACCCAATGAAGATAATGGCGTAAGATGTCCTAATTTATTAATTCAGAAAGGGTCTAGATTCTATTTATATAATTCTAAATTAGCACAAGTTCCTGGAGTAAATCCTATTGAGTTTAATAATTTAGAAGATTATTCAATCTTTTTAGATTGGCAAAGAAGTCAAAATATAAGATGTCCCGTTTTATATTTACAAGAAACTTATGATGCACAAGGGAATAAAGTTTACAAAACAAGACCAAGTGTATTTGAACCTCAGGCAGGTTTACCTCCTTCTATTGCAAGCTCATCTGGAGATATTATTACAGAATCAAGTTTAGGAACACCTAATTTGTGTGCTTATCCAAATCCTACTTTGTTAGTAGATGCCACACGTAATAATCCACCTTGGAATACAAATACATATCCTCCACATGATCAAACAGATTATTATATTGGAACAACAACACCATTAGATATGATGGATGTTGCAGCAGAACAAGCACCTGTAAGTGCTAATGCTATGGATCCCAATTGGGGTGGTGAAGAATATACTGAAAATTTAGTAAACAAAGGATATTTTCAGGCAAATGAAGTTTCTATAAACACACCTTAAATAGATATTGTATTATTTTTAAATTATAATTTATTATTATAAAAAATAATTATAATTTATTGTTTATCAACAAATTTTAAAACATTATTCAATGCCGTTCTAGCTAGAGACGCTTGTGATAATCCTATAATAGTTGCATTTGGATTTTCTTTATTTGTTTTTAAAATTAGTTCTAATTCCGTTAAATTTATTAACTTATCTACTTCTAGAATAATATCTTCAGTATTTTTACGATATTCAGAATTATTTAAATTAAATTTATCTTGGAGTAGTGTTGTTGCTTGTTTTAATTGTGTTAAAAATGTTGCACCATTTCCAGCAATTCCATTAGAAGTTGATTCACTGCTTTTATTTTCCATACCCTCTTTGTAGATATTATTTGTATCACTTATATTAAAAAATCTTAATACAAAATACGCTCCTAAAAGAATTGCAAAAAATAAAACTAAATTCATCCATTGTTGATTATCCATATATTATATAATTTTATTTTTTCAGAAGAAATTTTACAATATTTGATATACTAGTCTTGTTTATTTTTCTTGTTTGACCTTTTGTATTTATAGAGGATATATCTTTTAAGCAGTCATTATTTGCTTCCAATTCTTTTATCAAATTAGGTAGAGTTTTATATTTTTCCATAATTGTTAATGCGGTTACTGAACTAATACCTGGTATTTGACATAACATAATTTCACCTATATTTTCGGGTGTAATATTTTCTTTTTTTACCTTTTTTATCACACTTACATATTCTTTTTCTGAAGTGTCTTGTTGAATACTTATTTCATCTGATGTATCTTCCAAATTTGTTATTTGAATCACATGATTATTATTTTGATAGAAAGCCTTCTTAGATTCATCTTTTCCTAATTTATAAGCCATATTACAAATTATAGTAGCCGTCTCTCCTAAAGAAAATGACCTAAATATGGAAAATCCCTTATAATAATTGAGAGAAAACATAGCTGAATATAGTGTAAGTTTTTCAGAAGCCAGTGCATTATCGGATTTAAAACGATTTACTTTATTTACATCCCCTTCAATTAAATAAACAATATTGTGATTATGATAGGCTGATCCATTGAGTCTATATGATTGCTCTTCATATCTACCATCCTTAATACTTGCCAATAAATCACTTACTGACTTTCTCTCTATAATCAACTTATCTTCTTTATCATCCGCAATAATAATGTCACCAATAGGAAGCACCTCACTTTTAACAACAATATTCTTGAAGATAGGCGCATTTACTAAAAGCTGGTTTATCTGTTGCAATAAATCGCTCTCTCTTACATCCACTTTGACAATCATCAGTTATTGAATAATTTAATAATTTGTTATTAAATCATTTTACAAATAAATAATTTATATAAAAAAATACCAATATTTTAGACAATAAATTTCTAAAATGATTAACCCATTCTACCGCTAATAGTAGCGCGGTATCCAGTTTGCTGAGTTTGTATTGTTCTATTAGGAATACAGAATCTTGGAAGAGTTTGAGGAGCACCTATCAACATAGTATTGCTTGATAAATACCATCCAACACGGGGGGCAATTCCCGCCTTTTTATTTCCTCCACAAACGTTTGTGCGATTAACAATTGAAGCCTGATTACGGGCAGCACGTCCTGCGCTCATTAAAACCATATTATATACTAGAAAAAGATAATAATTTTATTCTAAAGTAAGATTTATAATTATTTTATTCTTCTAAATATTTGAAAATATATCCTTTTGAACTTTTTTGTTTTCCTTTTAATACATCCTTAATACAACTTAAAGATATACTTATTTTTTTACTAGCTTCTTTAATTGTATTGAATTTTTCTATTTCATTCAATTCTAAATCATATTGTATTATTTCTCTCTTATGCCCTTTATTTAATCCAATTTTATGTGCATGTAAATTATTTTCACAACATGTTAGCCATTCTAAATTTTCTGCTTTATTATTTAATTTATTACCATCTATATGATTTACAAAAGGTTTATTTTCTAAATTTTCAATAAAAGCCAACGCAACGAGACGATGTAATGCATATTTTTTTATATTTACACGAAGATATATGTATCCACTATGATGAGGTTTATAATCTTTCATTATTATACCTTTCTTATTCTTAAATCGTCCTAAAGAAGATATATAATATCCTGTTGTATCTTCATTTTCTATATTAATTTCTTTCCAAATTTCATTTTCTAAATCTGAATCTTTATCTAGTTCCCATTTAAAACCAAAGGAACTTTTATAAATACCACGAATCGAACAACTAATGGATGACTTAATAGAATGTATATTTTCTGATAAACCTTCTTCAAATATACATTTACTTGCTAAATCAATAGAATTATACTTTTCTATTTTATCTCCTGTTTTCATATCTATTTTCCAAATGGCTAAATTTTGATTTGTAGTTTGTATAACTCCAATGCTTTTATGTATATTATTTTCTTTTGGTGTATTCCACTCTAAATTTGATAAATTATTATTTAAACTATTTTTATCTTTATGATTTACATGAGGTTTATTTTCTGGATTTTCTATAAAAGCTTCTGCTACTAATCTATGCACTTGAAATGTTTTTGTTTTTTTATTTGATAATCCAACTACATAATATCCTCCTCTATTACAGGGTTTTAAAGTTCTACCAGTTTTTTTATTTCTTACTTTTCCAAATGTGGAAACTTCATAATTATCATAATTTATAATATCTTTCCAAACTTCTGTATCTTCCATATATATTATAGTATATTAAATAACCTTTAAGTCCATTTCAATTTTAATTGTATAAACAAACTTAAACCTATATCACCATATTTATATACAAATGTCAGAACAACAATTATTACGTGACGATGATATTATTAAGACGGATGAAGGTTTAATATTTAATCCATATAACCCACACAATGTTAAGATTACATTAAGCGAAGTTCAATGTATTCTTTCCAAATATGGGATACCAGCTGAAGTAGATAATATGGCTCTTTACGAGCGCGCTTTTGTTCATCGCTCTTATACAAAGCGACCAAATTTTGAAAATATTCAGCAAAATATTACCATTGTTGAAAGGCCGTCCGATTGCATGCCATTAAGTAGCAAATCTAATGAACGATTGGAGTTTCTAGGTGATGGCGTGCTTGAATGTGTAACTAAATATTTGTTGTATAGACGATTTCCTAAGGCGGATGAAGGGTTCATGACAGAAAAAAAAATTGCCATTGTAAAGAATGAAGCCATAGGTAAAATTGCCCTTGAAATGGGTCTGTATAAATGGCTTATATTATCAAAACATGCTGAAGAAAAGAAAATACGCACTAATTTAAAGAAACTCGGCTGCTTATTTGAGTCATTTATTGGTGCATTATTTCTTGATTTTAACAAGGTAATAGTAAAAGATGAAGACAACTGGTTTCAGACCATGTTTGTAACGGGTCCTGGATTCCAAATGGCACAGAAATTCATTGAAAATGTTTTTGAAAAACATATTGACTGGATATCTCTTATTCAAAATGATGATAACTACAAAAACATTTTGCAAGTAAAAATCCAGAAAGCATTCAAAGTAACACCACATTATTTAGAAATAGAACATGACCCTGATTTAGGTTACAAAATGGGTGTCTATTTGTGTCTTGGTCAGCATATTTATCAAGTCACTACAAATGAAGCTATTAAAATTCCATTCAAGAATATTCAGGATTATGTGACAGAAAATGGTAAAGCCTTTATCTTTTTAGGAGAAGGACAACATAAGATTAAACGTAAGGCTGAACAAATTGCATGCAATGAGGCATTACAAGTCATTGGAACAGAAGAATAAACCAACAAAGAAAAAGGAAAAATTTATATAAAATAAATATATAATTTATATAAGTAATGAATCCTTTAGTAGCATTAAAAGATAAAATGAGAATAAAACCAAATATTGAAGAAAGAGAACGTGTTGCAGTTATAGTAAAAGAAGAAACAAAACCTAGAAAGGTGATGGAAGAAAAAATAGAAGGACCTGTTATTGAAATGAAAAGAGATATTGCATTTGACAGAGAAGCTCTTACAAAAAAGTTGACAGAAAATAAAAAACTTAAAGTCACTATAAAACCTATTGTAGAGATTGCTGAAGAGAAACGAGTTTTAGAACCAGAACCTATATCTAAGGCTATACCACTTACAAGTAAAAAACGTATAATTATAGAGTCTGACGATGAAGAAATGGAGGAAGTTAAAGTTGGAGAAGATGAAGAAGAGGAATTTGTATTAAAACCAAAAGTTGTAAAATTTGCTGAAACACAAGATAATCAAGTTATACCAATTAAAGTACCCAAAAAGAAGACACGTATTACTGGTAAAGTGGAAAAGGGAATTGCTGTATTAGGTCCTGAAACAATTATAGAATTTGGAGACACTGATTTACGAAGAAGAATACCAAAGAAAGAAACTCCTATTATTATCAAAACTTCAAGTTATTATATGAATAATAGAGAGATTTTTATTAATTTTATTAATTCGCTTTTTGAGCCATATAAACAAGAATTAAAGGAAAATAAAGAGAGTATTTCTTGTGATGTCATAGGTAAAACTAGCACTAATTTCTCTCTATTAACTCATCAAAAAATTGTCAGAGATTATATGAATTTATATACGCCTTATCGTGGCTTACTTTTGTACCATGGCTTAGGATCTGGAAAAACGGCCACTTCTATTGCAATTGCAGAGGGTATGAAGAGTTCTAAACCAGTTATAATTATGACACCTGCTTCTTTACGTGCCAATTATGTGGAAGAACTCAAAAAAGCAGGCGATTTGCTTTACAAGAGAAATCAGTTTTGGGAATGGATTTCTCTCGATGAATATCCAGAAGCTCTAAAACCTATGTCAGCAGTACTTAATTTACCTCAAGAATATATAAGAAGACATAGAGGTGCTTTTTTCATAAATGTTAGTAAACCTGCTAATTATGATGAATTAAATGATGTTGACAGAAAAGTATTAGAAGAACAATTGAATGAAATGATAAGCTCTAAATATAGGTTTATTAATTATAATGGATTACGTGGGCCTAGATTGGCAGAAATGACCTCAAATTATAGTCGCAATATATTTGATAATGCAGTAGTAGTTATTGACGAGGCTCACAATTTAATAAGTAGGATTGTTAATCAATTAAAGAAAGAAGAAGACATCCCTGATGAAGAAAATAGAACTGGTAAAAAGGCCGAAGAAGATAAAAAAGAAAGTATATTTGGTGAAAAAACACCAATCAGTTTGTCTTTAAAATTGTATTATATGTTGTTAAGAGCAAAGAATGCACGTATTGTATTATTGTCTGGAACACCTGTCATAAATTACCCAAATGAATTTGCTATATTATTCAATATTTTGAGAGGTTATATTAAAACATGGAAAATACAATTGAATGTTAAAACTGAAAAAAAAGTAGATAAAGAATATCTACGAAATCTCTTACTTGGAGAGAAAACACTTGATTATTTGGATTATTCGCCTTCAAGTAAAATATTAACTATTACTAGAAATCCTTTTGGGTTCAAAAATAAAATTAAAAAAGAAAGTGGTTATCAGGGTGTTACAAATACTAAAAAAGATGATAGAGGCAGTTTAGAATTAGATGATGAATTTTCTTCTGAAGATGATTTTGAGAGAAAAATAATTGCAATTTTGAAGAGAAATGATATTGATGTTATACCACAAGGCATCAAAGTATTCAATAAAAAAGCACTGCCAGATGATTTGAATACTTTTATGATGCGTTATATTAATGATTCTGATAAAAAGTTAAAGAATACAGATTCATTGAAACGACGTATATTGGGTCTATCTTCTTACTTTAAAAGTGCACAAGAAAGTTTATTACCAAAATATAATAAAATGTTAGGTGTTGATTATCATATTATTAGGATTCCTATGAGTGATTCCCAGTTCAAAATTTATGAAAATGCTCGTAAAGAAGAGAGAAAAATGGAAAAAAAGAAACCAAAACAGACTACTGCCGAATTATTTGAAGAAAAAGCTTCAACTTATCGTATTTTTAGTCGTTTATTTTGTAATTTTGCATTACCAGACAGACCTATTCCAGATAAAAAGAAAAAACCTACAACAGAAAAAGGAGAAAAAGGAGAAAAAGGAGAAAAAGGAGAATTAGAAGAATCTAATATTGCGCAAATTATTAAAGAAGGATCCCGTGAAGAACGAAGATTAGATGTTCAAGATGATAGAGAAGGAGAAATAGAAGGTGATGAAATTTTAGAAAAAATAGGAGGTACTACTTATAAAGAAAGATTAGATGCTATTTTACAAAATGTAAAAGAACATGCTTCCGATTTTTTAACTCCAGAAGCTCTACAAATATATAGTCCAAAATTTTTGCATATTCTTGAAAATATTCAGGAACCAGAATATGAAGGTCTTCATTTAGTGTATAGTCAATTTAGAACACTTGAAGGTATTGGATTATTCAGTTTGACATTAGAAAAAAATGGGTTTGCACGTTTTAATATTAAAAAGAATTCTATCGGTGCATGGCAAATTAATATTCCTGAAATAGATCAAGGAAAACCTACTTATGCATTATATACTGGAACTGAGACTTCAGAAGAAAAAGAAATTCTTAGACATATTTATAATGGTGAATGGGATGACATTCCAGAAAGTATTGCATTAGAATTGAAAGCTAAGTATAATAACAATAATATGGGAGAGGTTATTAAAGTATTTATGATTACATCCTCTGGATCAGAAGGTATTAACTTGAGAAACACACGTTATGTTCATATTATGGAACCATATTGGCATCCTGTGAGATCTGAACAAGTTATTGGACGTGCACGACGTATTTGCAGTCATAAATCTCTTCCACTAGCCTTGCAAACAGTAGAAGTGTTTGTATATTTAATGATCTTCACTGAGACACAATTAAAATCAGATGAGGCAATTGAGCTCAAGCAAAAAGATTTGAGTAAAGCAATACCTAGACTTCCACAAACAAGTGACCAATATTTGTATGAAATTTCTGAAATTAAAGCTGGACTTACTTCACAACTTACAGATGCTGTTAAAGAATCCGCATTTGATTGTTACATATATTCAAATGGAAAATGCTTCAATTTTGGTGACCCTACTAATGACAAATTTTCATATGTTCCTGATTATGCTGATCAACAAAATGATATATCAGTACAGGCTAATAGAGAAAAAATAGAATGGGTTGGTAAACCAATTAGATTGAATGGTATTGATTATATTTATAGAAGAATTAGCGATAAATTATTTAATGTCTATGATAAAGAAAGTTACTATGCAGCTCTAAAAGATTCTTCTATTGTTCCATTACAAATAGGAACATTAGGAAAAAATGATAGAGGAGAGTATGTTTTAAAAGAAATAGTTGTTTAGATAAAAAATAATTTTTAAATCATTTTATAAAATTTTTATAAAATAATTATATTTTTATAAAATAATTATATTTTTATAAAATTATTAGTCAATAAATGTTGATATAAATATATCAATAATTTCTTTCTCTTCATATGTCAATTTTTCATATTCAATCATACCTTCTGCAATAGTTGCAATAACTTTTTCATAAAATAATTTATATTTATATTTTATAGAACTCACTAATTTTGGTAATTCTTTGTGCTTTAAAATAACAGCCTTTAAACCTAAATTTCTAAGTCTATGATTATAATTTATTTGAAGTGCAGCATTCATGGCAATAAAAGCCTGAAATAAATTAAATAGTAAAACTAAATTAAATAACTGCATTTTTGTTTGTGTGTATATATTATTTCTTGTAAAAATTTTATTTCATTTTTTTTAAATTTATTTTAATTAGTTCTCTCTATCATTCAATAAAGATAATATTCTATCTATTTTATTATCATGTGCTTCAATCCTTTTCACTATTTGTAATAAACGTTCTTCTAATGATAAACTTGCATCTGGTTCATTTATAGTAAATGTAATATTTTCTAAATTTGAAGGTACCTTTTTCAACTTTTTAAAAATATTATTATCTAAATTATTATCTAAATTAGATTCTTCTTCTAAACTGGGTATTTTGAATTCTTCATTCTTACCCCAAGAAACATTTTTATTTTTTTGAAATAAAGTGTTTTCATCTGAATTTAAATATTTCAATCTATCATTATTTTGTTGTGATAAATTTAGGTTATTTGATTTTATATTAGTAACTATTTTTTCACTTTTTAAAGATGTTTCTTGTGGTTTCAACCAGGTATCAGCATTTTCAATTGTTATACGATTTGAACGATTTATTTGTTCAACATCATAATTTCTTTTTGCAGTTATTTCTCTAATGATTTTATCCATTTCACTTATTGGTGTATCTTTGAATTTATCAGAAAAATCAGGCACTTCTGGAAGTGGTAGAGTCATTGCATTTGTAAAATCTTCTTGACGTTTTTGTAAGTCTTTTTCAAACTGATTTTTTTTTTCATTCTGTATTTCTTCATATGTAATTGATTCTTTTAAAGGAGCTTCGTTATATATTTTAATTTTATTATGTATTTGATTTGGATAATTATTTTTAATGTATGTCAAAACTAATAATATATATTTTTTATTCATATCTATTAGATTAGTAGTATTTATTTTTTCTGTTGAAAAAAAATCTTTAATATTATTTAAAAAAACTTTAAACACTTTTTCTTGAATATCTCTTGATAAAAATTTAAATATATCTTCATCTGTAATTACTTCCCAGATTGTATCTATGTTTTCTTTATTAAGAAACTTTTGTATACTCATTAAATATATAACTATAAAAGTATATTTTTATATATTTTGTTTTTTAAATTATATTTTTATTTATAGAGAATCATTAAAATAAACATGTCTAAAATGTTCCATATATTTATCTTTTAATATATGATGTTTCATATAGTCTGCAGTAAATTTATCTTCTAACAAATGAACAATGAAAAAGAGTGAATATACTCCACACTCCGTATTGCCATATTGATGCTCTACTCCTTCATTACTATCAAATTCAAAATTTATTTTTGGTGTCAAACCTTTTCCTTCATCTATAATTCGGTCTACAAGAGTGATAATTTGTTTTGGAGGTTTATCTCCTGTGCTATCAAAGAAGAATATTTTCTTCTTTTTTATATTAATAAACATTGAAATCCAATGTTCACCTGGTTTATTATGAGGGTGTGTATTGAATATAATACCGATCTTAGTTTTACCATTTGATAATTGGTCTTTTATACTAAATTTACATAATTCATCCCAAACACATTCACCATATAATTTTCTTGTATCAAAATCTATAGGAGAAGGACCAATAAAATCAAAGCATTTATATGCTTTTTCATATTGTTTCATAACACTCATAATATCTACACTTGACAACCATTCATTTGGATTTTTCTTCCATTCTGGAGGCGATTCTGGTGCAAAAGAATCTGCTACATCACTATCTACTTTTCCAAATGCAGATTTTTGTTTTAACCAACATGATTCTTTATTACAAATGCGTGCAAGATACTTACTAATTTCCGTATGAATTTCTTTAGGAGAACTACTTTTTATTTTTGCATCTGGATGGCGTGCATTCCATAAATCTCTTAATTTAAATAATGACTTATTTGTATAACAAGAAAACTCATTTATTTCTCCTTTTGGTTTTGGACTACAATTTACTTTTTCTAATTTTACTTCTTTTTTTGATTTTTTACCTCCATATCTTTTTTTTGTTTTATTATAGTTTATTCTTTTTTTTTTGCAATGTGTCTTCATATATATATATATATCAACCTTTTAAAAAGGTATAACCAAAATTCTAAATATTATTACTTTTTAAATTTTATTTCGGTAAAATCTTTATCGAAAGGGGTCTTGATTTTAGCTCCACTTTTTTTTAATGTGGAACTTGTAGTAATTGTTCTCATCATAAATTTATCTGCTTCTAAACAATTTTCTTGTTGATTTACTTCATTCAATGATATATCTGTTATTACTTCATTTTCTTCAGTAAAAATAAAATCTTTATATTCAGATTGCATAATATCATTTTTATCTTTTATTTTTAAATAATGTATGCAAGAATTGAAAAAATTATTATACGCATATTTGACATCTGGAAGCAAATCTGTTGGTTCCGTACCTACTATCATATGTTTAAATAAATTATATACGCGCTTTTTATACATTTTTCGTTCCTCTTTATTCACTTGTGCTGCTTTTTTTTTATTTATATGAGAATTATACATTTCCTTGTTCAAAAGAAAATCTAAAGTAACTTGGTCTACAAAAGCTTGAGACATTTTTCTTTAAAAAAGGCAAAGTCAAAAATTTTAAGATTTTCACTTAATTATTTCACCCTTTTATATTATATAAATTAAAATTGTGTATTATTAACATGTTTGCTTAGTTAAATCCCTCACTTGACATCTGGTATTATTATAGAAGATACTAGAACCTACTACATTTTTGTCTGGGTTTGGATTAAAACTGGAAAAACTATCATTTTCAAATAATAGTTCATGCGGATTTGGTTTTTTAGTAGTCTGGAATTTATAATTGTATAAATCGCTATCACTAGAAGGCACAAATACCGATTGGCTGCATTTTTGAAGAGCATAAATTTGGTTCCTTAATTCTGATTCTTTATTAATATTTGATGCAAAACCAATCCAAGGCGATTGGGTATTTCCTGGATTAAAAACTCTATTAACAGAAAATGTAGGTGCTTGTATTAGTGGAATGTTTATTTCCTTTCTAGGGTCTACAATAGGAAAATATGAATATTTGGTCATAACAGGTCTTACATCAATATAAGGTTGTAATACTTTGGAAGGAATATTTCTATCATAAATTCTTTCATTTATTTCCTGATGTATTTGTGCAACACTTTTATTTTCACAATATTCGTTCATTGATATACATATAGATATTATTTTTACATCTTTATAAAAGCTGGAACCAAAATTATAGAAATTTTTATATATTTTCCTGAAGTTGTGTTGTATATTTTTCTAAAAGTTGATTTCTTGATGTGGATTTCTAAAAATGGATTTAAAAGTATATAAAGCCATTATCATATATTATAATAATTATGTGTGGAATTTTTGCTCTTTTAAATAATCAGACTGATATAGGTTTGGTTAAAAATGAGTTTATAAAAGGTATTGGAAGAGGTCCCGAATTTTCTAAATTAGATACTTCTTATATTAAAATGGTTCTTGGATTTCACAGACTTGCAATAAATGGATTAAATGAAGTTTCTAATCAACCACTTATTATCAATGAAATTGTTCTTATTTGCAATGGTGAGATTTATAATTATAAACAATTGTATAAATATATGGATGTAGAGCCTATAACAGGTTCCGATTGTGAGATTATTATTCATTTATATCTTGAATATGGAATTGAACAGACTCTTACTATGCTTGATGGTGTATTTGCATTTGTTTTATTTGATAATCGTACGACTGCTGACCTTAATAACAAAGTATATATAGCACGTGACCCATATGGTGTTAGACCTTTATATTATTTAAAACAGATAACATGTAAACCTTTTTGTGGTTCTCTATATGGTTTTGCATCAGAACTTAAATGTTTGGAATATTTTTACAACAAAAATCCTCAAGAGCATAAAATTTGCCATTTTAAACCTGGAAGTTATACTATATTCAATTTATCTGGAAAAGTGTCAGCTAGTTGGAGTCCTATTGAAGAAAATATTTCTTATTTCATTCCGTCTTTTCCTTATAGTTTGTTAGTAGAACAAAAAAATAAATTAATATTGATTGAAGAAATCTATTCAAATATTTCTTATTATTTATTAAATGCAGTAAATAAACGTTGCTTAACAACTGAACGACCTATTGCATGTCTACTTTCTGGAGGACTTGATAGTAGTTTAATTGCTGCATTGGTATCCAATCATTATAAATGTAATAATCATACACAACCATTAGAAACTTATAGTATTGGTCTACAAGGGTCTGAAGATTTAAAATATGCTCGCATTGTTGCTGATTATATTGGTAGCAAACATACAGAAGTTATTGTTACTGAAAAAGAAATGTTTGATGCTATACCAGAAGTAATTTCAAAAATTGAAAGTTATGATACAACATCAGTTAGAGCTAGTATTGGAAACTATTTATTAGGTAAATACATTTCAGAAAATTCTAGCGCCAAAGTAATTTTTAATGGAGACGGATCAGATGAGCTGCTTGGTGGATATTTATATATGAATAAATGTCCTGATGATATTGAGTTTGATAAAGAGACACGAAGGCTATTAAAAGATATTCATCTTTTTGATGTTTTGCGTTCAGACAAGTCAATTTCTTCACATGGACTTGAGCCTCGCACACCATTTTTAGACAGAAGTTTTACAAATTATATATTGTCTATACCTATATATTTTAGAAATCACAAAAATTTTGGAGGTATTGAAAAATTCTTGCTTCGTAATGCTTTTTCTAAAAATTTCTTCTTAAATAATGAGAATCAACAAATTTTACCGGATTCCATTCTTTGGCGTAAAAAAGAAGCATTTAGCGATGGTGTTAGCTCTCATGGTCGCTCACTATATGTTATCCTTCAAGAGCAAATTGCAGACAAATTAAATTCACATAAACAAAATACAGAATTCTTACCATCTATCGAAACAGAAAAATACTACTATAGAATGATTTTTGATGAGTTTTATAAAAATTGCTCACAAATTGTGCCATATTTTTGGATGCCCAAATATACCGATGCTACAGACCCAAGTGCAAAAACACTCACATTTTATGAGACAACCAAAAAAGATATAGTAGGTTGAAAAGAACTATTTTACCATTCATTTCTTCATTATTATATTAATTTATTTCAATATAATATATAATGTTTAACAAGAGATTTCTTCATAAATTTCAAGATAAATTATTTAATTTATTTATTATAATATCTTGGTTGCTTATTATAATTTCTGCACTAGGATTTTCACAAGAAGCACCTAAATTCTTAGAAAGTTTAGATTACTATATAAGAATATATATTTGCTTATTCTTGATGTGGCGTTTTAATCCTTTGCGAACACATTATGAATTTACAGATTTAGACCGAAAAATTGCGTTTAGTGCAGGATTATTTATTTTAACTACTACTACTTTAAATCAATATTTGATAATTGCACAAGAAAAATTAAAACAAATAATTCATTTTTAAATACTTTTATATGTTTTATTTTTTTTCTTTGACAATTTTGAGTTTTTACGAAATATTTTCATTGTTCTACTTTTCTTTTTCTTATCATTAAAAAATGTTTGTAAATGTGTAATAATTTGTTTACCCACTATTTTATCTACTTCATACTCTTTTGAGTCTTTATCTAGACATTTATATTTATATGATTTAAAAAAATTACTCATAATTATTTCAAAATCTGAGTCATGAATAACTCTTTTTCCAATTTCAGAATTAATAAAACGAGTCATCATTTCTTCAAAAGGTATGTCATGATAATATGGTTTAACATTTATGTAATAAATCTGTTCATTTGACATTCCAGGATGAAATGTATCATCTAGAAAACATATTTCCGCATTAGTAGGAAGTTTTGTGCATCTAATGAAATCTTGGTATGTCTTATTATGTGTTGTTCTACATATTTCAATCTGTTTACCATTTACTTTAAATGCTGCAATAATTTGATCTATTAAATTATAATCTAATTTTTTATCAAAATAATTAACAATATGTTGTGTCCACTCACGAGGTCCATTATTATTTGTGTATATCATCATTTTGTGACAACACGTGGATTCTTTTTTTATCTTTAAGTAGTTTAAAATATTTATTATATTTGGACGAAGAAATTCAGGGAATAAGTCTAATGTATCATTGAAATCATCTTGTGTCAAAAGAGTGTGAGCTTTTATTTTTATATAATGTGCTAGACTATCCCAAAACATACCAAATTCTGTAAAATATCCAAGGGTTTCGTCTAAATCAAATACAACTATTTTCATTGCTAATATATGTATAGTTTTTTGCTTTTTAAAAAAACTTAAATAGAAATTATTATATATTTCTATATTTGTTATGTATTCTAATGAAAAGAAAAGTAATGAAACTTTAGAAAAAATCACCAAATTAAAAATAAATACTTCTGCAAAACCAACAGACATTTCTTATGATGAGCCACCATTAACTGCTAGACAAGAATTTAATTTACAAGAAAATAATCGCAATTTTGTTATTGACAACCATATTTTGTATAATAAATTACATCTGATTCATGATGAAATTCGCGAACTTATCCATATTTTGAAACAAAATGGAAACAAAAAGTAGATTAATTTTTTTCTATTTTTTAGATATATATTTATTATGTTTATAAATATTATAGATACTCTATGACTGAATTAACAAAGAATGATTACATCAAAATTTTGGAATATTATAAAAAACCTATACCTAGATCACAAAGATTATTGAAAATTAAGTCTGAAAAAATATTATCAAGTAAGCTATGTCGTTGCATTAAAAAATTGGATCCTGTTAATGAAGCTAAATCTATTGGAATTTGCACAAAAACAATTTTTAACAGAAAAGGATTAAAAAGAGGTATCTTCAAATGTAAAGGAAAATATACACTTAAATTAAAGAAATTAAAGAAAAATTACACACGACGAAAATAAAAAATCTAATTCTGTTTTATATCTTTCTCAAATTTTTGATTCTGCTAAAATTATAAAGATAGAAAATGTAAAAAATATTCTACTAGAAGAAAATAAATATCATATTATAATATGACTGCAAAAATACCATATTATGATATCATTATTGTTGGCAGTGGTATGTCTGGATTATATAGCGCATATAATATACTAAAGGTTGCCCCTCAAACTTCATTTCTTATTTTAGAAAAATTTCACAAACAATGGGTTGGAGGAAGAACTAGTAATGAAACTTTCTATGGAACTCAAGTTGTTACAGGTGCTGGAATTGGACGCAAAGATACTAATCCACTTCTTATTAATTTAATGAAAAAATTAGGAATACCCTTTAGTGAATTTCATTCTGTTATGGATTATTCAAATTTGTTTCAACCTTTAGATGTTGAAAAAATTATCGTTCATTTAAGAGGTTTATATAAAAAAAATCCTTCTCTAAATAGTCTAACATTCAAACAATTTTTTATTAAAATGCTTGGTCATAGTAAATATAAACAATTTCTTATTTCAGCCGGCTATACTGACTACGAAAATGCCGACTTATATGAGACATTGTATAATTACGGAATGGATGATAATAAGGGTGGTTGGACTGGTCTATTTATTTCTTGGAAAAGAATGGTACACACTCTTTATGATAAAATTGGAGCATCTCATTTTAAATTCCATAATAATGTTATCTCCATTCATAAACTTAGAGAGAAACCTTGTTTATTTGAAATTTCAACGGAAAAAGGTTTAGTATATCATTGTAATAAAGTTATTCTTGCTACTACTATTTCCGGTATTCAAAAACTTATACCAGATAAGCATGAAATATATAAACAAATACATGGACAACCTTTTTTGAGATTATATGGCAAATTCAATAAAAAATCCGCAGAAATAATGCATCAATATGTACCAAATTATACAATTGTTCCTGGTCCTCTTCAAAAAATTATTCCTATAGATGCAAATAAGGGTGTATATATGATTGCCTATAGTGACAATGCAAATGCGATTGCATTAAAAGACCATTTAAAAAATACTGAAGAAAATCGTAAATTATATTGCGAGCTTATTGAACAATCTCTTGGTATTCCTAATGGTTCACTCGAATTGATTGCTATTAAAGATTTTTTTTGGCCAATTGGGACACATTATTATGAACCATTACGTAAATCACAATTTAAGACCCGGGATGCATTCTTAAAAGTAGCACAAAATCCTGAAAAAGGTATTCTAGTTGTTGGTGAAGCTGTTAGTAGATATCAGGGATGGACAGAAGGCGCATTGATGAGTGTAGAAGCCGTTTTAACTAAAAAATGGATTACTGATCAGTGCTGACTATAAATTAAATAATATCCATGGTAACCTATTGCGGCAAAACCTAACATAAGTAACATTTCAAAATAACGTCTACTTGTTTTCTCTCTATTATAGCCAATATAAAGTAGTAAAGGACCAACTAAAATAATATGAATCAAATTAACCCAATATGGTTTATCAGCTTTCATATAATTATAAACCTTATACATATGATAAACTATTATAATAGCTCCCAATAAAAGCAAAATTGGAAACATTAAGCTAGATATTTTCTCTCTAATTATACCAACATAAAGAAATAATGTACCAACAATCAGTATATGAAATAAATGAACAAGTATCTCTGTATTCATAATATATACTATAATATTTTATTATAATATATAATATTTTCTTTGAATAATATAGAATGTCACATCATTATCAAAATACAGAAGTTAAACATACAAAAACCGGTGGAAAAATTGTGCGTAAGGTTTCTATTAAGAATGGCAAAGGTTTCAAGAGTGTTACAAAATACCATAAAGGCAAAAAAGTCGGCACTTCTAAGAAACCCCTTCATAAATCACATATAGACTTAATAATGATTGGAAAATTTATTCCTGGTCTATTTTCTGATTGTGGGTGCAATAAAAAGAAAACTCGTAAATCTCGTAAATAAAAAAATAAAAAATAAAAAATGAAACAAAATATATTTAAATATATCATTTGTATAATATATAATTATGCAAGTGCAGTTTAACAATAATACAAATGATTTATTTTCAATTGATGAAACAAATGATTATTTTACTCAATCAAAAGTAACAATTGCGATGCAAAAGCGAAATGGTAAAAAATGTATTACTACTATTACTGGTTTAGCTGATGATTTGGATTTGAAGAGAATTTCATCACATATTAAAAAAACATATAACTGCAATGGTGCTGTTACAAAAGATGAAAAATTTGGAGAAATTATTACTCTTTCTGGAGATCAAAGAGAGAATTTTTATAACTTTCTAATTTCAGAGGATATTTACAAGGCTGATGATATCATTATTAAGGGTTCATAGATATTTATTTAGATAGATGGTCCAGTGCTGATAATAAAACTAATTCTTGTGTAGTAAGTTTCTGAAATATTAAATTTTTATCAAAAGCTATTTGAAAATAACGAGTTGAAAATCCATAATTTTTGCATACACAAAATACACCATTTTCTTTTATTTTCATTTCACAAAAAATTCCACCTTGTTTTAATGCAATATTTTCAGGATCTTCTATGGGTATCCATCTAATATGTGCACCATATTTGAGTTCATTCATTTCATCTACATATTTATATCCTTTTATTTTTTGTAATATTTGTAATGTATTATCCTTTGGTAAATTAAGCTCTTTTAATATATTTAAATTCATTTCTATAATTTTATCACTTGTTAAATTCATTAAATTTTCATTTGTTTCATCTTCTAAAGCTTCTAATAATTTATTTACATCCATATATAAATATATTGTTAATTATATTTATATACTTTATACATTTTCTCATTTAAAATGCCCATTTATTTTTAGTTTTATTTTTAGTTTTATTTTTAGTTTTATTTTTAGTTTTATTTTTAGTTTTATTTTTAGTTTTATTTTTAGTTTTATTTTTAGTTTTAGTTTTAGTTTTATTTTTATTTTTATTTTTATTTGTTTTTCCACCTTTAGTTTTTAATAAATTATTAAATTGTTCTTCTACTTCAAAATTAGAATAATATTCATCTGTTGGTTCTAACTTATCAATAAATTTATCTATTCTTCTGAAAAACCTTCCTTTATTACTGAATATTGTAGAAACTTTATTACTATTATATCTTTGATATAATTTAATAAATAATGTATTTATTTCTTGCAAAATATCTCTATGTGCTGCATGTATTTTTTCTTCATTTCCAGAATTATCCTTTAATATTTTTTCATTTTGCATATCTTTTAAAAAATTTTCAAGTTTTTTAAGACGTTCTTGGTCCTTATAATCATGTGATTTTAAAAAATGAATAATTTGTTGTACCCTTATATCATTATACATATCATTTCTCAAAATATTACTATATCTTATTTGAGAAATTTTGTTTTTTTCACAATTTGTAATACAATTATTACATTCTTCACTTCTTATACCAGATTTAAAGTCCATTTCTGTTTCTGAACTACATGAAAGTCTACATTCATTTTGACAATTAAAAGCTTCTTTTGTGGTTGATTTATAAAATTTATTTGTTGTATCATTAACTTCTGGTCCAAATCTAACATCTCTTTTTAATATATTAATTTTACCCTCAATTACATTTGGAGCTTCATTTTCAGAATCCATATTATATTATATATATATTATATAATTTATATATTTATATAAAATATTTATACAGGTTTACCATGCAGTGCCAAATGCACCAAATCCCTCATTGGCAGCCATAGGTTCACTAACTGACCCTTGACCTGGAATAGCAGCTCCCACTAATGGCGTGGTATCTTGTCTGAACATAGCGTTGTAATCCGGAAGCTGTTGTGTTCCTACGTTGGTTGTAGGTTGTTGCTCACAAATTGGTAACGCACTAATGGCAGTTCCCTCGGTAAAACTGGGTTGACCAGTGATAGGCCCAACTTGTTGTTGACCAGAAATTGGCTGAGAAACTTTCACATTACCAGAACCCTTTTGATTCTTTTTTCCATTCTCTTCGCTTTTACCATTCCACAATTCTGAAATGCGATCAACTAAAATACTTACCTTCTCTCCAAGTTTTGTTTGTAAACTCATGGTAATCATCAAAATTGCTAAAACAATGAAAATAATGTGGAAATCTGGATATTTTGTATTGCTGTATGTTGGAACATATGTAATAATACGATGCACTATTAAAAGACCTAAAAAGGTTACAATTATTTGAATTAATATTTCGGCAGTAATCTCAATTGAACCTTTTTTATCATCAGCCTCAGGCACATATCTTCCAATAGTTTTATTCAAAATAACTACAGGAATAATTGCCAATAAAATATATTGTAATGTGTTTAAGATTTCGGATTTTGAATCATCGTCAAAATTAAATACGTGCTTAAAAAAACCTTTATTTGATTCATCTGAACTTTCCATATCTCTATAGGGTATAATTAGAAATTAAAAATACAGAATAGAATATATTAAACTATTTAAAGGTATTCTAAATATATTAATATACTTTTATGGATGAACTCTATATTTCAGACAAGATTTCAGACAAGATTTCAGATAATATTTTTGAAAAAAAAAAGATAGAAGTAGAAGATAAAAATGTTGAAGAATATCAATACCTAAATCTTCTAGAAAATATTATTGAAAATGGTACTTGGGAAGATGGACGAAATGGCAGAACAAAAAGCGTATTTGGAAGTTCGATGAGGTTCTCTCTAAAAGATGGAAAAATACCTATTTTAACTACTAAAAAAACTGCTTGGAAATCATGTTTGAAAGAGCTATTATGGTTTATTAGAGGACAAACTGATAATATAATTCTTAATGAACAAGGCGTACATATTTGGGATGGAAATGCATCTCGGACATTTTTAGATAGCCGAGGTTTACATCATTATCCAGAAGGTATTTTAGGACCAATTTATGGGAGACAATGGCGTGATTTTAATGGTGTATATGATATATGTAGGTGTAAACCATTTGAAAATTGTTTTTGTAATGAAATGATTTTTCGTAAAGAAAGAATAGATCAATTACAAGAAATTATTGATGTATTAAAAAATCCTTTAGAAAGAACTAGTCGTCGTCTTATTATGACTGCTTGGAACCCATGTCAGTTAAATAAAATGGCACTACCACCTTGCCACATAATTTGTCAATTTAATGTGCATGATGGTAACAAATTGTCTTGTGCTATGTATCAGAGATCTGTTGACTGCGCATTGGGTCAGCCGTTTAATATAGCTTCTTATAGTTTTCTTACACATTTACTAGCAAAACATTGTGGGTTAGAAGCTTATGAATTTATTCATTTTATGGGAAATTGTCATATTTATGAACAACATATAGAAGGAACAAAATTACAACTTCAAAGAGAACCTTATACATTTCCAACATTAGAAATAAAACAATTGAGAGATAATATTAATGATTATCAAGTTGAAGACTTTGAAGTTCATAATTATAAGTATCATCCACAGATAAAGTTTCAGATGGTTGCATAATTATACTTTTAGAAAAAGTAGAGCAAAATATTTTTTATTTTAGGAATAATATTTTGGCTTTGCCTTTCCCAAGTAGATGCGTAAGTAACTTAAAAACAAATTGTATATAATAATTATTATGAGTTCAAGATCACTCGCTGCTGCTAGAGCTAGACGTGCTGGAGAAAACGCACCACCTGTTTCTGGAAATAGACCTGGAACTTCTATTGGTTCCTCTGCTGCATTTTCTCAACAAATGCCTCCTCAGAATGTTAGAATTGCAAGACCACAGCAACAACAAAATCCTTATTCGCCATCGCAAAATTATACACAACAAGGTTATCAACCATCTCAAGCTTATCAACAGGTACAACAATCTCAAGAACAAAGTCAAAATGGGCTTCCATTTACTAAATTAAGTATTTCTGATGCAATTGGGTTAATTACCATGCGATTAGGAAGATGTGAACAATGGATTATTGAAACTCAACATGAAAATGATGAAAATGAAGGATCTTCTTCCGTATCAGGACTCCCTGAGAATTCTAGAATTATTGACAATAGTATATTGACTAATTTTGTTAATAGATTGGATTCTCTTGAAAAGAGAGAATCTAGTTCAACTGATAGTATTAATAATGAAGCATTTGTTAAATTATCAGAGGATGTTACAAAAATGAATGAACATTTGATAAAGATTGTAGAGGAATCATCTAAGCATTCTTTAATAACTTCCAAACATACAGAACAATTATACAAGGTTGAGAGAGAATTAGTTGAAACAAAAGATATTCTAAAGACATTTATGTTGAAATATGATATGTTTACAAGTGAGACAAATGACAAGTTGGGAGATTTTGAGTATGCTATTTCGGAAATAGAAAAGCATTTTCCTGTTACTGAAGAAGTTGTTGTTAATGAAAATGTTGAAACTGATGAAACAGCTACTGCTGATTTGAAGAGTCTTGTTCAACAGGAATTAGCTTCCGAAAATATGTAAATATAATTTATTATTCATTATTTATATTTTACTTTCAATCTATTTCAAAAAAAGATATTAAATATAAAATTTCAATATATTTAATATGGATTTTATAATAAGTAACAAAGATAAAAAAGAATTATTTGTCTCTCTTTTTCAAGTATTAAAAAATTGTTCTACAATAACTAACTGCAAGTTTGAACCTGACTTTTTACATATACAAGGAATGGATAAATCTCATGTATGTTTATATGATGTAAAAATTACAAAGAATTGGTTTGATAAATATAATGTTCTCTCTGAAGTTAAATTATCTTTTGATTCAAATGTATTTCATTCAATTATTAGTACTAAATCAGATAATCAAGATTTAATTGTAAAAACTGAAGAAGATTCACTTCACATCCAGTTTATAAATAAGCAATTAGATAATATATTAGAACAACAAGAACAAGAACAATGTGAAAAAGTAAAAAAAACAAAAAAAAAAGTTGGAAAGAAAGAAAATACACAAAAATTAAATGAAAAAAATGATTTTAAAAAATTATTTAAAATGCCTTTGGTTGAATATGATTATGAAGAAATGAATATTCCTATTGTTGATTATGATGCAGAATTCTCATTTTCATCTAAATTGGCCGCAGATATATTTGGTCAATTAAGTAATTTTGGAACAGATATTAATTTTATATGCTCAGAAGATTCTATTCATTTAACTACCACTAGTATATCAGGAGAAATGTGTGTTCAAATACCTATAGATGATTTATCATCTTATAGCATTGTAGAAGGTGATAAAATAATATTAAATTATAGTTTATCATATTTGAATAAAATGTGTATGACCAATAAAATATCTCAGGAAATTGAATTTTGTTTAAGCAATGATTGTCCTATGAAAATATTATATAGTTTAGGAGAAGATAGTTATATTGTATTTCATATGGCTCCTAAAACTTCTTAAATTATCCACCTTTGGGAAAGGTGGAGCCAAAATATACCTTTGGGAAAGGTGGAGCCAAAATATACCTTTGGGAAAGGTGGAGCCAAAATATACCTTTGGGAAAGGTGGA